CACCGGTTAAGTTAAGTAACGCGCACTTTCTTGACCTGATGCCTATCTGCCGTGATTTTATGAAAGGAAAGTGCTCCCGTAGTAATTGCAGATTTGAGCATCCCCCTCGAGCTAACGAGGTTAAAAGAGCCGACCTGGTTGCGGTCGTTAAACGCAGGAGCCTGACTGAAATGGCTTACGAAATTGGTTCATTGCCGATTGAGTTATGCTCAACCGATGTCCATCTTAAGCGCTTGGTTAAGTTTTGTACGAAGCTTAACGTTCCTCATCTGGAGGTCAACTACTCTTCTAACGGCGTCACGCACCATCCTGAGGATGGGGTCGTGGTGCGAGGAGTGGCCACCAGACGCGCGCTTAGTGCTGGTATTAGGTTGTTCAGTCAGCTCCACCCTCAGGTGTCAAAAATTGACATCGTGGACCTCTGGGGTTCGTCTCGCACGCGGGCTTATCTTAATAAGGTGGCTCATCGCGACGGTTACGACAAGTCTATGTTTACCTATCAGCTGTTGTCGGGTGTGTATGATTCTAAGGACATGCTCCGTGACAACAAAGGAAACAGGATGGTCGAGACCGATTTCCTAGGATGGAAAGCGGACCTGGCCCTGATTCAGGACGTGCAGCAGCATGTCACTTCGCGTGAAAAGATTTTTTCTATGATGCGGAACACTAGTGTTTTGGCATTGATCTTCCACGTGGAGCAGGGTGAAATGGGGTTCAACGGACATAACGGCTTTTATGTTCGTGAGGGTGGTTGTGTCGTCAATTGGGCATCAATTGACGACGCTCCATATCGCGACACGGAGGATTTCGTGTGGTTGTTCGAGTCTTCGGCGGCTGTCTATGAGAACATACCCATTACTTGGTGTGTGCAAAATGTGTATGCCAACGCATATTTTTGCATATTCGCCAGGAATTGGACAGTTGGTCGATTGCCGGGGGTAGTATTGTATAACGAATTTCAGCGAGTTAGGTTCGAGGTAACGAACCGTCCTGAAACATGGGTTCATTGGCGTTTTGTCCAAGACACCTATGAGTCATACTTCCCCTACAAGGCACAGTATGCGGATGTTATTGTCTTTATGCCTTTCGCTATGTTAGGTCAGCAGTACCTCTGTGGAGTCTCCACTGGGGTATCAGCTGATAAGAGGCTAGACAAGTATATGTCCGATCTGTTTGCTGAAGACGAGCGGATGAAGGTCTTGCAGAGACATAGGCCCAATTTGTACCTTTCCTTAGTTACAAATACCGTGGCTTATGCTCGTAGACTGGACGCTGAGCGACTATATGAAACTACGTATCTCAGCATGGGGGTAAGTGGAAGGATAGCCACGGCAAATAGGTGGAGAGCGCTGGTCGGGGTCGACGCCGGGTTCGCCCGGAGATGTTGCGGCTGCAGTGCTTCCTCCTGTTCGGCTATGCTGAACCCCAGTTGTTGGAAGGGTGTGTTTTGTTTCTTTTGTGGGTTGTGGAGTGAGGTTGAAAATTCCCAG